CCAGAAGACGACACCGCTGACATTCCAGGTAGTCATAGCGGGGGTCGGGGCCTTAAAGACGACTCGGTGCGGAAGCCAGGGGACAAAGGATCAGAAGGATATCTTCGAAATATAGGTCGGGGTCCTGCGAGACGAGTGCCTCCCTCCATTCAAGGACGCAGGGTCCGCACGGCAAGGAGGAGGAGAGCTTCGGAACTGTCTTTGGAGCCCGAGCCTATGGATGGTCCTGTAGGAAAACTTCCTGATCACACCGTTTACCAAGACATGGGCTATCTCATGGCTGAGGCTTTTGGGTTAATTAGTGAAAAGACTAGAATGGCAAAGGAGGTTGAGAAAAAAGGATTAAGCGGTGAATTCACAACTGCGGGTGGCGAAACTATTCGTGGAGGGCGCTTAGTTAGAAAAGCTTCTATCGAAAGGGGTGGCGCTTTACGCCCTGGGGCTCCTGCCCGAGACGAGTTTGGTAGAACAGGAGAAGAGAGGGCCCAAGCAGCTAGAAACACTCGTAGCAGAGGAGGTGAGATGGCAAAAGCTACCGACAAGGAAATAGCCCATAGCCTAGCCTCTAAAGGTACTAACCCTTCAGCCAAGCCCGGTTCCCCAGCAGCAGCAACTCAAAAAAAGATTCAAAGAGAAAACAAACCTTTCAGTCCCATGATGAGGAAGCTAGACAGTGCTAAGGCAAAGGCAAAGAAGATAGCAGCCGAGCGTGAAAAAGGTAAGGCTGGTAAAAGAGATAAATGAGCAACAAGAACTACAAGGTAACGACTAAGCTACCAGCACTGCCAGACATAGATACGGATGACAGTGCTCTTAGTCTATTTGATCAGGACAACCCTGACATCAACCTGTTCAACCTTGTAGATGATGAGATGATTCGTCTTGCTGGCTCCAAGTTCTACTTCTACAAGTATTACCAGTCAGACAACTACGACGAGGTATATCGAGAGGAGAGAAGCAAGGTAGTGTCCAAGACACCCATTGTAGTTCATGGGCACTACGATCCTATCTCCATGTCAGAGGAGCTAACTCAGTTTGGTATTGAGCTTACCAACGATCAGCTTTTCACATTTAACAAAAGCTATATTGAGACCAAGCTTGGTCGTCCTGTCATTCCTGGCGATGTGATCAAGCCTATGTTTCAAGAGCAAAGATATGAAATCTTCGAAGTGGTTGAGGACAGCTTCGAAGCTTATGGAGTTTATCATTTAGTTTGCTCCGCGAAACTCCTCAGAGATTCTACGGAGGTCCAAGACACTCCGCTTTCTAACGTCAGCGATGAGCTTGGCGGTTACGCAGGTATAGACTAATGCATTGTATATTACTAGTATCAACACCAAGTGGTGGACTCACTTACGAAGACGGAGATGTTGTTTCCGTCCTTGACGCACACCTTAGCCCAGGCACAGCAGTTGTTGCTAACCCTACTCAAAGTTGGAGCTTCCTTTATGTAACAGATAAAGAGCACGATGACCCTGAGATGACTCAGCTTCTAGAGGCTGATACCTCTGGTTCTGGTGAGACTGAAGAGTTTTTACATAAGCGAAGATACTATCTAACTTTACCAGGGGATTCTAGCGACTATACTACATACTATGAGTATGACCAAGCTCCTGCCGTTATGAAAAAGGCATGGGCGGATGTTTCTGGTTTTGTGAATGACAAGCAAGAGTAAGTAGATGCCCACAGTAGTTACGAGGACCATTGGCGTAGGAAGAGACTACGCTAACTTTACCGCCGCTGAAGCTGATGTAGTAAACATTGCTACATCAGCTATTGGTGGTGCTGACCTTGTAGCTAATGATGGTGCTATTGTTTTCGAAGCTGATGCGGGGACATACACCGAGAGCGTCATGTTTGATAGTACGCTCACGACTGATGCGACGAGGAATGTAACTTACAGACCAGCTTCGGGAAGCGAGCATGGAGGAGTGTTTGGTGCAGGAGTCGTTCTACACGACAATGGCTCAGGATACGGAGCCGCGCAGCAGGTCCGAGACAACTTCACAGTGCTTGATGGGCTTGAAGTCCATGTGAGCAACACTAGTGGATTTCGCACAGGTCTTTTGCTTTCTCTTACGCACGATCTTCTGGGGGTCAAGATTCGGAATATGCTTCTGTGGAGCCAAACCAATCGAACACCCATCGGCGGACCAAATACCGGATCATACAATGTAGGGTCGTCTTCTTCTCCAATCGTCTTTGAGAACCTTCTTATCAAGAAGACTGATAACTTCGCAGACATGATGGAGATCAAGGACCGACCAGGTTACGAAGGCCATTATGTTATCTCAAACTGCACATTTATTGGTGACTCAGGAATAAACCACCGATCATTTTCGGTCAGGGCTAACACGAACCTCAATCTGAAGGTTACGAACTGCCTGAGCCTTGTGCCGTGGCAATGGTTCCAGGCCGGATCAGGCACGCTCACTCTGACTGGATCTAATAACTTTGGTGGCGCAACCAATTCACTACCTGCCGCTATTCAAGGCTCCCCTTACCCAGTAACAGCAAGTAAATCCTACGATCCAGGCGCAGGAGACTTTGCTCTATATGTTGGAAGCACAGGAGAGCTTTTAGACTCACCAAACAATGATGTAGTTAATCAGGGTGTGGGACCAGCTTCAAACTCTGATGTTCCTACAACTGATATTCTAGGCAACACTAGATCGGGCACTACAGCAAACCCAGGAGCCTTTGAACAACTTAATAGTCTTACTACGGTTACTAGAACTATTGGTTCGGGAAAAGACTATGCTACTTTTACTTTAGCTGAGGCGGATGTTGTGGACATTGCTACATCAGCTATTGGTGGTGCTAGTCTTTTAGATTATAACGGTGCTATTGTTTTTGAGGCTGATGCTGGAGATTACTCGGAGACCTTGAACTTCGACACAGGTGGAGGGCTTACATGCGACCCGACTCGGAACGTGACATGGACTCATGCAAGTGGTGCTGAACACGGGGGGAGGTTCGGAGAAGGTGTGAACATTGTTGGCTATTGCTATATACGCGAGGATTTTGCGGTCGTTGATGGCTTTTCGATAACTCCTTCTACTGGAGGAGCCGCAGGAATATTTGGCGGGCCTGAGGGCGTGATTCTCCGCAACCTAATGGTGCATTCGACCGACAGTTATGCCTTCAGATTGAATGAGGGTGCGACTGCCGCATTCCCTGGAGTCGTTGAGAATTGCGTTGCGAAGTCTGGCACATCCTCACCGTTTGACATTCGCTCGGAAGGCTCTGGTCAAGACGCCCACTGGCGCGTCGTGAACTGCACAGCGATGGCAACGGGCATCAAGCAGGGCTTTCGTACTGGTATTAGCAGTTCCGACACCCTTAATTTGGAGTTGGTTAACAACGTAGTACACGGTGGCACTGCCAGATCGTACTTCGGGTTTGCTGGACCTACCATAGTTGTAACAGGCTCAAATAACTTTGGTCCCGATGATGGTTCAGCCCCATTCCCCGTGGCTGTTCAAGGCTCTCCTTACCCCATCACCCCAACCACGAGCTTCAGCACGCCCCTCGGCGCAGGCGACTACGCGGTCTACATGGGCAGCAATGGCTCGCTTGCTAATGTGTCAGGAAATGATGTATGGCAACAAGGTGTAGGTCCAGGATCTAACAGCGATGTTCCTACAACTGATATAAATGGTGTAGCCCGCTCAGGTGCAACCTGTAATCCAGGAGCCTTTGAGGCTGATGGGTTCGTGGCTCCGACGGTCATCACGAGGACAATTGATGCAGGCGGCGGTGGCGACTACACGACCTTCTACCTTGCTGAAGCTGCAATCAACGGATTGACAAGTGATGGCACCGGAAACCTAACCGCTAACAACGAAGCTATTATCTTTGAAGTGGTTGCGGGCCAGTACGATCACACCGCTGCGTTCTACATTCAATTCGGTTCGGAGAACGACAACTCCGACATGACCCGCAATGTCACGTTCAGGGCTCAAGCTGGAAGTGAGCACGGGGGTCAATACGGCACGGGCGTCCGGCTAATTAGCGACAGCTACAATTGGGCAGCGCAGATTCTGGGCTGCTTCTGCAACTTCACAAATCTTGTGGTTGAGGCCAAAAGCAGCAGCACTCGACCGCATGGCTTTGTCTTCGCAGGGGGAAACCTTGGAGGGAGCCGAGAGCCCGCTACTGGAATTGTAGATCGGTGCCTTTACGAGGGAAGCACAAACACGGGCTCAGACCGGGCGCTTGTGCTTGTGACGGCCTTTGACGGGCAAGACGTGGGCTTTCCTTGGGCACCTGTCACGCTGCAAAACAGCGCAGCGAAGTCCAGCGTGGGACTTGTGTACCAGTACGCAGGCGCATTCACGGGTGACACGAGCTACATCAAGGCGGTCAACAACACGGCGCAGACGCGATGGGGCTTCATGTGGGAGCCGCGCAATTCGACAGACCTCACAATTAACATCGAGGCAACGAACAACGTATTTCTTGGCTCGCCGTTTACATCAAGCGATCAGGCACCTTGGTACATCAACCCCGTGGGTGGGCCTGCCACAAACTTCACCCTGAACGCCACAGGCTCCAACAACTTCGCGTATGACTTTACTGGGGGGAACTTCCCCGTCGCCAGGGCTCTCCTTATCCAATAACACCAACAGCAAGCTACTCACCAGCGTTGGAGGCAGGAGACTATGCTGTATACATGGGCAGCAATGGCTCGCTTGCTAATGTTTCTGGTAACGATGTATGGCAACAAGGTGTAGGTCCTAAATCTAACAGCGATGTTCCTACAACGGATATAAATGGTGTAGCTCGCTCAGGTGCAACCTGTAACCCAGGAGCGTTCGAGGCTGACGGCTATGTTGCTCCTACAGTTGTTACGAGGACTATCGGTTCGGGAAAAGACTATATTGATTTTATAACTGCTGAGGCTGATGTAACAAATATTGCTACATCAGCTATTGGTTCTCCTAGTTTAACTGTAGGAAACGGAGCTATTGTTTTTGAGGCTGATGCGGGGACTTACAACGGAACTTTTAGAATCAGCAGTTCGCTAGACCCTGATGCCACTAGAAATGTAACATACAAGGCGGCAGCAGGAAATGGGCATCAAGGAGTTCCGGGTCAGGGGGTGCATATCGTCGGAACAACAAACGCTATTGATGCAGTTGATGCTCATATTAATATAGAAAACCTTTCTATAGAATCACCAGCATACACTCTAGCGACTCAAACAACATCAACAGGCTTTAAAGCCGATTCTTGTATCATAGTCGCAACTAATAGGCCCGCAGGTTCTCTACGCTCTAGCTCATTAACTAGTCCTAGTGTTTTTACAAACTGTGTTTGGAAGTCGGAAGGATCTAGTGGGCAAAATATTGTTGTATCAAATGTTGCTGATGCCAGCTTTGTGTTCCGAAACTGCACAACGATGGGAGGTTCAAATACTCAGTTCGATATTCGTGCGAACGGGTTTGTACTGAATGTTGAGTATACGAACACATTATGTGTGCCTGACGGGGGTGCGACTCAACTTCAAACTCCTGGCGGGGGGACTATTACTCTTACAGGCTCCAACAATTTTGGTAGTAGTAATAACCCCTTCCCAGTAGCTATTCAAGGAACTCCAGCAACAATAACACCCAGCAAATCCTACGACCCAGGATCAGGGGATTTTGCTCTATATGTTGGAAGCACAGGGGAGCTTCTTAACTCTCCAAACAACGATGTAGTCGGTCAAGGTGTAGGTCCTACGGCGAATGAGGATGTACCCACAACTGACATAAAAGGCAACACTAGATCAGGTGCAACAGCCAACCCAGGCGCCTTTGAATTATTAAACACAACAAAGACAGTAACTAGAACGATTGGTGTAGGTCAGAACTACGAAACATTCAGAGATGCTGTTAATGATATAGAAAACATTGCTACCTCTGCCATAGGTAACACGAATATTCTAGACTACAACGGAGCTATTGTTTTCAATATCGTCTCTGGTCAGTATACGGATAGCACAGACCTTTACATCGACACTTCTCTGGTCACAGATAGAACTAGAAATGTAACTTTCAAAGCTGCTGATGGGCATGAGCATGGGGGTAAGCTGAATGCTGGTGTTATTTATAGTATTACTGGAGGCACATATGCATTTAGGATTAGAGACTCTCATGTAGTTCTTCAGGATATACACATAAAACAAAACCTTGCAGTAAATAAACGAGGGATTGAGCTATATCCTGGCAACGGTAATGAGGCCAGAGAAGGGGGACATATAAACAGGGTTATTGTAACTATACAAGGACATGCGGCTGGAATTGAATTAAACAGAACTGGGTGGGGCACAGCAGAGGATCCCCTTTTAGTAACTAACTGTTATCTTATGAATGGTAGGTTAAACATCTTTGCTCAGAATACAAACTCTGAGACATCAGACAACCATGTAAAGATAATAAACTGTACTTCTAATTCACGGGGAGGCCACAACGGAGATTTAGTATACCCTTTCGCTGAAACAGGGCAGACATTAAATTTAACGATGACAAATAATGTCGTGCTGCCTAACTTCAGCAATAGAGACGGTAGAAATTTCGATAACAATGAGGGCACAGGAACTCTTAACTGGTTTGGAACAAATAACTATGCTGTGGGTTACAGTATGGATGCAGATGACACTTTCCCTGTGGCACAAAGAGGATCTGTTTATCCAATAACGCCAATAAGAAATACATACAACACTCTCTCTGCATCTGGAGATGAGGTAGTAGTGTCCTTTGGAAATGGTCAGCTAGTTAATGTCCCTGGTAATGCAATCTGGAATCGAGGTAGTGGTCCTGATAGTGATTCTGATGTCCCAACTGTAGATATTGGAGGCAACCCAAGAACGGGAACAACTACAAACCCAGGAGCCTACAACACTGATCTAGTTATTCCTTCTACCAAAACGGTCATAGAAAAATCTGTGGATGCGGGTGGAGATGGACAATACACAACACCAGCATTAGCAGAAGCAGATATGAGAAATATCGTGGTTTCTGCTACAGGTTCAAACGACATGTTCGAGGCTAACGCTCAGTTGGACATTTCCATCGGTGGAGGAGCCTACTCTCCTTTTGATTTCTCTTATGACGGAGAGGGCCAAGCAAACCTATATTCAGGTCCAGAAAATCTGATTACTTTTAGCGCGTTGAACCTGAGTGATAGACCTAGATTCTTTGGAACAGATATTGGTATCAGAAGTGATTTCTTAGTTGTAGAGGGTTTTGATGCAGATGGGGGCGTAACTGATTCCGCGATAAAATTTTTCACTGGAGGAACTGGTGTCAAGATCAGTAGATCAACACTAAAAAGTCCAGCAGTTGTTGCTTATGTGGCTGTGAATGGAGACAGAGCAACAGCGGAACACCCTGTTGTGTTTGAAAACTGTGAATTCAAAAGCACAGGAACTAATAGAACAGAGTGTATTTACGGTGGTGGTACTGGACAGGATTATGATCATTATTATAAAATAATCAACTGCCAAGCTAATCCCGATGATTGTACTGGGCAGTTGTCCGATTCTTTTATCAGGTTGACAGGTGCTCATAATGGATACATAATCGCATATAACAATCTGAACCTAAGAAATGGCAGCAATGATATTGAGCTAGGGACCCTTCGTGATGGTGGGGACTTCTTCCTTAGTGGCTCTAACAATGTTGGTGTTTCTGACGCTGCATTTTTAAGAAGGTTCAGCACCTACGGCCTAGGAAATATTCAAGGCTCTGCCACAACGAACACTGATCCTGGTGTAGGTTCTACTTATTTAATCTACGATGCAAGCACAAACAAACTTGTAGACTCTGCGTTCAACGCCGCTTGGAAGCAGGGTGAAGGCCCAAGCTTAAACTCCGAGGTTGATGTCTTCGATATCGAAGGCAGAACAAGAGCAGTATACGATGGCCTCACTCTTACAGGCTACGATAGAGTGAACCCTGGAGCTTACGAAGTAGATACAGACTTCTGGACTCCTCCCACTGCACCTGCTGTCATCCCTCCTGCAAGAGGAGCGGACCAAGACTTCAAGGTAAACTTAGTAGACAGTGATATCAGCACTGATTGGAACGCAGAGGACGCAGAAAGCAGGAACAGATACTACACCACTAGAGAGAACGATATCCGTAAGCAGATCTTCAAGATGACTCAGGCCAAGCAGAACATCTCGTTCGTCTACAGGGAGTCTCTAAGATCCATGATCGCATCCTTCAACGATCTAGGGTACATCTCCGCAGAGGACAAGTTCAAGGAAGTGAAGTGCCTCCACGCCAACGCAGAGCGAGCCATTGCGAAGCTCAAGCAAGAGGACAACATCATCCTACCAATGGTAACTATTACGCAGACCACGACTGCAAACGATGATGCTCGCAGAAGACAGGAGAGCGTCCTTGTAAACGAGAAGTATTGGGACTCTGAGAAGAATCGAGCCTTCCGAGTTCTAAGCCTTGCTCCAAGACCAGTAAATATTAACTATCAAGTAAACATCTGGTGTAAGTACATGGCTGACATGGATCAGATTCTAGAGCAGATTCGACTCAAATTCAATCCTGAGATGAACGTGCCCACTGAGTTCTCAACTATCGCCAAGGCATTCTTGGATACCGAAGAGGATGTCGGCTCGATCACAGCAGGGGACAAGGAGGATCGAATCATCAAGAAGACCTTCAACGTGGTCCTGAGAACCTACGTTCCCAATCCAAAGTTCCTTGTCACTTCTACAGGCAAGATCGAAGAGCTAAACATTAACACTCAATGAGACTACCAACTGTAGCTGGCTCTAGAGCCACATGCAATCATATAGCAACAGGAAACCCTAAGGTCAGGTTTGAAGGAATCCCTGTTTCTGTTGTTGGGGAATCTACTGCGGGTGGGATAAT